TGTTGCACCACCGACTAAGTTCACCACGAACGAACCTGTGTAGTTAGGCAAGTCTTTGTAGTCCACACCCCGCTTGACCGCATCCGACACTAACTGCCAGTTGATCTCTTTCTTTGGGTACAGGCCGCAGATAATATCTTTGTCCGCATCAATCATACGCACGATGTCTTTCGGGTCAAAGCTAATGTCCGCATCAATAAACATCAGATGTGTTGCATCTGACTGCATAAAGTCATAAGCCATACCGTTACGAGCACGGGTAATCAAAGACTCATTCATCATGTACGAGTAATACATTTGGATGTTGCGGGGTGCAAACGTCTGCACACAGTTAAGAATACCCATGGTGTAACCGCCTGTGCATAAGCCGCCGTACATTGGTGTAGCTACAAATAACTTAGCTGGTTTTGGTGCTTCTATTGCTTCTACATTTTCTAACATTTACTTCTCCTAAAAAAGTGCTTCTTGAAATTGTGATAAATCAATCGTCTTCTTGGGCAAGCGGAAAAGCTTGAATGTCCAACCACTGCGCCCCGTTACTATTTGACGTGCTTCTTCTAGCCTGGAGACCATTCGCATCAGGTCTTGGTTTTCGTCGTAGATTCGGTACTGGTTCATATATTTTTAGCTTTGTAAATGAGGGCACTGTTGGTGGGAGTATTCGTAGCGCCTCATCTAGCACCTCTAAAAGCAATTTATAACCGTGCCGCATACTGTGCAATTAGTTATTTTGCCGTCCTTAACGATTGTGATGATCTCACACGGGCCCACCTGGGCTACTGCGTATCCAATGCCGAAGAATACGACAAATGCAGCAATTACTTTTTTCATTTCTTTCTCCTTGTTTTAGCGGCAACAATGCCAATTTCTTGCTCGGGTTCTTTATTGCGTGCTTCAATCATGTCATCAGCTATTTCCCATGGGTCTTTTGGTGACCATTTTTCATTACGCATAACCAAACCCATCATTGCAAACATTGCAAAGCAGTCCCTTAAGTCCTTCTCGTTCATCTGTAGTTTCCTTTGCCATTATGTTCACAATCTATTACTGCACAGAACTTACGGCATGTGAAGTTCGGCTTAGCGTTCCATACGTTGTTATCGTGTGCGGCTTGGAGTTTGTCAGTCTCTTGTATCCACGATAACCACTTCTCATGCGCTTCATATTTTGTAAAGTTAGCCTTTACAAAGTCCTCGCATACCAAGAAAGCCAAGCCAGTCCTAGCACGCTCTACCATAGGGAAGTGCTTAAACACGGCTAGTGCCATCAGTTCTAATTGCTTTGTATCGGCGTACTGTGCGTTCTTGCCCGTCTTGTAGTCGATGATGTGGGCAACCTGATCGTTAATAATTATCAAGTCGGCGATGCCCCGATACCAAACCTTCTTGTCAAAGAACCCGCATGGCTCTAAGTCCTCGGTCAAACCCATTTTGTATTCGCAGTGCTTCGTGCCCGGGATCTCCTTAAGAACATCCAATACTGGAATAATGAATGCAAACTTCTCCGGTACCGGCACTCCCTTACCTATGTAATCCTCGGCAGCTTTGTGAACCATCTCGCCGTAAGTAATGGCTTCGGTCTTAGGCTCGACTATGTCCTTAGCTACACGAATATGGTAGTACTTGCGTGGGCATTGTTGGAATAAGCCAAGCCCTGAGTATGACCAAGTTATGCTCATTTTTCACCACCATTACATAACACGATGTGCTCGTTTGCATGACCCATATAGCATCCACACATGTTATCCCCGCTACCACCCACGCAAGATATGTCTGTGTCAGGGTATTCAGGACACGTGTCTTTAAGTGGCATAGAACCATTTGAACCGTATGAAGTTACTGGGACGAGAGTTACTTCAAGAATCGCACCTTCTAAATCAGATGCTCTTAAAAACGCTTCTATTAACTCGTCTTCTTTGTTCTCGCCCTTAAGTAATATTCTTGTTTTTGTCATTCTGTATCCTCAGTCTCTATCCACGTTTTAACTGCGCCAGTCATCAGCTTCATCTCGGTTTGTGCGTTTAAGCAATGCTCGTATGCAGCTTGAAACTTGTTTGACACCAAGGCATCGTGCGCCATTCTAATTTCTTTTAGTGCGTGCAAATACATTGGTGAATAATCTACTTTCATTTAATATCCCAGTTCTCAATAGCTTTTTTCTTACTGCAATCACCGTAGGACTGACCTACCCCAAGTTCGCAAGTCAATGGAAGTTCTTGAGCCCACTTAGGTCTCCATTTCATGCACTCGTCAATATACAACATTGCAGTGTCACGTTCTTCTTTTTTAACCACAGCCATTACCGCATCGTGTACCGTCAAGGCTACCCTGTAACGCTTAGCTATACGGAGCATCTGCTCGCCAATAATGCAACGGGCTAAGGCTTGACAAAGGTTCTCTACTACTTTACCGCCGTAAATCTTTATTCTGCCTCGTCTGCTAGCGTATGAATACTGTCCGTCTCCGTCTCGCTGGAGGTCGGGGTAGTTGAGGTAAAGACCACTTGGGAGTAAAAAACCATGCTCCGTAAGGGTAAGTGCCTGCGCTTGATGCCCAACTGGCGCAGTTTGCCTATTTCTGAGCGCTTCAAGGGAACTATTAGCTTGTTTCCAAAGTAAGGGTATGTGTTGGTAGGTATCACGGTAGACTTGTACAATCCGAGCCGCCTCCGCATCAGGGATTTCCACCCCAAAAGTTCTGAGTTGTACCCCAAACTTGGTAGAACCCATGCCATACCCCGCACCGAGGATTGTCGTCTTACCCACGAACCTCTCTCCATCCGTGATTTCTGCTTCCGCCTTGTTGTAGATAGACGATGCCATGATCTTGTATACATCCTCACGCCTTTCAAACGCATCAACTAAATCTTTCTGCCCAGCAAGCCAAGCAACAGTACGAGCCTCAATCTGAGAAGAGTCGGCATCGATTAGTAGGTATCCCTCGGGCGCAACTATAGCTTCTTTGAGTAGCGATTTTCTTGGAAGGTTTTGAAGGTTAAGCTTATCGTCACCACCCCAACGCCCTGTATGGGCGGCATAATATCTAAGCGGTACTGGCATTCTGCCTCTTTTAGAGATTGCAATAAAACGCTCTGTTCGGGTTTCTTCAAGGGTAGACTTTGTACCCAAACGAGCAGCAACAATCGCCTGTACTCGTTCATCATGATGATCTGCCAGCGCTTTAAAACCCTCGTCACTCTTCGCAAACGCATAAGTATCCTTTCCATTAGCTGGGCTAGTCTTCATTGGTGGCTCGACACCTAAACTAATCAGTAACTCCGCCAGCTTGGGGTTACTCATCAATGTATCTTTATCTGATATACAAGCATCGAGTAGTTTCTCTTTACGGGCTTTGACTTGCATCAGGTGTTGCTCAAGCATAGGTGTTTCTAAGAACAATACTGGGTCGTAGAACATCTTGAGGGTCAGGTCGATTAGCCTGAGTTCGGACTTGGAGAAGCGTTGTACTAGAATATTGAATAGGTCGTAGGTTAAAGTAACGTCGTTCTTGCAGTACTCACCATATTTAGCAAGCCATTCGGGTCTAAAGTCTGTGCGCCTTCTATCTTTAGCATCAACTACTTCTGTGCCTTTGACACCTAGGTTGTATCTTGTGGCTAGCTTAGCCAAACTATTCCCAGCCTCTAAGCCGTCAGTAGCACGAGCCATAGATAAAGTATCTAGCCAAGCCATCGGCTTAATATCAAATACCCAGCTTAAAATTGCAGAATCAAACATTGCGTTGTGGGCTAGGGCGAAGTGATTGCACCAGTCGAACTGATTTAGCCACGCCTTTATTTCCTCATGCGTACCACTAAACCATGCTGGTGCGTCGTTATTGAGTCCGACAGCTACCCCAATGACCTCAAATCTATCGTCACGAATGTATTCTTCTGTCGTCAGCTTTGTCAGGCTAAAGTCGGTTGCGTAGTAGGTTTCAAAGTCAATAGTAAGAATGTTCATACAAATAGCCTACCGAACAATGTCTTATGCTTCTTTAGGCGCTGTATATCGGCGGCTGTCAAGGTTTGGTCGCCTAGAGTAACGGTGTTGGAGACTAGGGTTGCCCGTGCGTGTGTTGTTGTGCCCGCATTTAAACTTATATTGCTCGTACCTATTACGGTGCTACTCCAGTTACTTGGCACTTCGGACTCAAACATTTTCTCAAGCACTCGATTGTATGCGTTCTGACGCATAGCGCTTAGGCATAGTTTGTCGAACTTGCGGGCTATTGCATTGCGCTCGGCAAAGTTTAGTATTGAAAAATAGTCGACCGTGCCTTTAGTTACATGGTGCTTATTAGGTAGGTACGGATTCCATTTAGTGCCGTGGATAAACTCCTCGGGGTGGCTATCCATACGCTCAAGCAACAATTTAATTTGGTCGTGGCAGAAGTTTTTTAGCATCGGTCGTCGTCCTCGCCAAGCAGATAAAATTCAAGGGTGTGTAGGTTTTCTTCGTTCACCACAAAAGTAACGCCACCTGCGTCACGAATTTTAGCTAGTTCACGGTCTTGAAGGGCTGTGGTCTTGCCTTTGCCAGCCTTGCACTCTATACCCATAAACAGGGAGTTGTAGCAACAGATAATGTCGGGTACACCTGAGCGACCGTATCCATGCGTGGCTGGAAAGAAATGGTATATATTGTATTTTTTCAGTAGCTTAACCACTGAGGCTTTCACCTTTGCTTCTGGCGTCATTTATTTTCCTTTATTTACTGCTAGCTATTGACACAGTATAGTCCTTAACCAAACTATTGCAAGCGTATTAATAAATATTTTTTGTAGGGATTAACACCTAGAGGGGGGGAACTGGTGGGGCAGGCGGGGGACAAGGTGGCATTGTGACACTTTGTCCATAAAAAAAGCCACCCGAAGGTGGCTGTGTAGGCTAAAGTATATTCCGCATCCTACTTGCGTTAGAGGGAGATTGTGGCTTTCGCCAATTCTTGTGTCACATATACTAGGCTATGCAAGAACAATCAATTTATTTTTTAAGGAGTGGCATCTAAGCCACGATATATATTATATCCTCATCAAACTTACACCCAAGGTGTGCATACGGCTCGTTTATTGCAATAACCTTAAACATACCTAGCTTGTTTTGTATATCGTCAGGTAATAAGTCAAACGACGCATACTTCTTAACGGCTCTGTCGGTTAACATAAGCACTACAAATGAACCGTTGGGGTAAGACTTAACTGCGTACCCTGCGTTACTTTTAGCCTGTTCGTGAAGAAACGATGCCGTGGTAAAGCACTCACAATTTCTATCGTGATCCTTTAAGTTCTTAATTGACTTGAGAGTGCTTGGTACTGTAAGCGTAGCCTCACCTTTTAACCGTGCCTGATACGCAAGCATAGCAAGATTAAACACCTCGTTGGACATATCTGTTGCATATGTCACATGACCCCTAGAACTGTTGACAAGCGAGTGTAGTTGTGCTTCTACCTTATCCCATAGCAAGGTTTGAAGTTCATTGTCGGCTCTACTAACCAATACTTTCTTGATGGTACGCAAGGCTACCTTGAGGTTCTTAGTTAGTGTGGATTCCCTATCACCCCGTTCTTTGTTAATTCGAAACGAGTGTACCCCATACACAAGCTCTTTGTTGCCTTGGTGGTAGCGCTCGGACATAGATATTGCACCCAACTCCTCACCATCTTGAAACACTTTGATCTTGTAGATACAGGTGATGCGTGTCTGCTTCATCTTCGTATTACCCTGCTCGTCTGTCTCTTCTTTATAGCTGTACTCCGTTTTTACGCAGTCGTCGTCAGCCTTAAAATTACTAAGAGGCTTGAGCATAGATACTTTGAGGGCAAACTCCTCGAGCCCACCCACTAGGGGAGACTCCCGTTGTTCTATGTTTATTGTTGATCTATCAATGGTAATCATTACTACTCCTTAGAAATTAAACTTAGACAAAATGGTGTCGACCTTCATCTTCACCGCTTCACGAGCATTGCTATTGTCACGCAAGCTATCAAGGCTATGGTGTCCGATAGCTGACTCAAGTTCCCGACGGGCTTGCTCTAGCTTGGGGTCTTGTGTGATGTTAAGGTGTTTCAACATAGTCACTAACTCCACACCATTCTCTACTAGGGAGTCACGGAATATTTTTCGTGAGCCGTCGGCATTGTCAGTCAACCTTTCACTCATGCGGGATAGGCAATCATGCAACCTACTCCATGCCTCACGCATAGCGTTGTTCAGCCTGTCCTCGTAGGCGGTGTTGCAGTTCGCCATGATCTCGGCTTTGGCTTCTTCGTTAATGTCGATGCGGAAATCACCAGCCGTGGGTACAGGGAAGAAACTATATGCGAACTTGAACTTGCGCTTGAGCGAGCTCTCATCGGGGTACTCGTTTCTGTCGAATAGATTACCAAGTTGGAAGGCAGCCGCATTGACTAGAGTTGGATATGCCACGATGAACTTGTCGACTAGAGCATCGTAGTTCTCTTCTAGCTTGCCGAGTTGTTCCTTGTAGTTCATGAAGTTACTCATCGGCAGTAAGCGTGAGCCGTTGTCAGTCCAAGGCAAGGTCTGCGAAAGATGCCATGCTCTAGCATTGGCGGCATACTTAACGATGTTCTCAAGCACCCCAGTACCAGCCATGAGGTTCTTGTTAGCATTGACCACCTTGGTCTTTGCGCCGTTGTCGTTATCCACTTGCGTGGATACTTTCTTGTCCAGCTTGCGTGCAGTCCATGTGCTGATTGATAACTCGACTAGCATTGCTGATGATGCGATTGAGATACTGTTATTCATTTACTTCTCCCTCGGTTGGTTGGGACAAAGTGTCACCATGACACTTAGTCTTGTTGCGGTTGTAGAAAGCGATTAGGTGTTGTATTCCTTGAGAATAGGTTAAGTTGAAGCCCATCTCTCCGCCCATCTTGTTCTTAATGTCGACCAACATCTCAACCGTTTCGGGGTTAAGACTAATGTTGATCTTGCCATCTTTTACTCTGCCCTTCGGCACTTTGGTTTCATTCATTTGGTTCTCCTTATTGAACATGAACTGTTTTGCCCACAGGGGCTTGGAAGTGATTATTGCCTTTGATGCACCACAACACAGGGGCAGAGATGTCCCAGTTACTTGCGTCTTGATGCCCGATGTAGCCGTCACTTAGCATGAGCAGACACTCGGGAGTCATGTTGTGTTTCTTCATGAACTTCGGCACACAGGCAGGCTCAGTACCACCGCCACCAGCAGGCTTTGTGCTTTCGGTTAGACCGGCAAGCTCGTTCTCCGTATATGTTTCTCTAGCAGCCACATGAGTATCCCAATAAAGTAGATCAATATACTCAGGCGATACTTCCTCGCAGATGGACTTCACCTCGGATAGAAACTGATTAAGTTCTTCCGAACCGATCGAGCCTGATGTGTCTATGCCGATGGCGATGCCACCTACCTTCTCAGAATACGACGAGGGCATGATGAGATCAGCAGCCAAGTACCGCTTATGTAGGCGACGCCATGTGGATTGGTCTTTGCCTTGTGTCGTCGACTTAACGAAATCACGCAGGGCTTCCTTCCAATCAATCTTCGGTGTAAGCATCTCGCTGATGTTGCGATCTACATTGCCGCCCATCTTGCCAACTAGGATCGAACCCTGACGCAAGGCTTGCTCGATCTCTTTGGCAACTTCATCTTGTTCCTCTTTGGATAGTTCTTTAGCACCGTCCCAGTCATGGTCGTCAAACCCTTGAGGCTTTCCGTCACCATCACCACCATCGCCATCACCTTCGTCGTCACCAACCATAACGATTTTGATTTTGCCCTTGCCTTTGCCATAGTCAGAACCCTTCTCTTTCTCTAGCAATAGGAAGACTTCGTGTGCGTCCATGCCCCGATACTGCTCGTCAATCAAGCCCATGACTTCTCCGTCTTCGTCGGTCGGCATCTCGGTGGTGTGCTGGCTTGGGTCATAGTCACGGATTTGCAGATTGATTACATAGTCGCATGCCATGTTAGCTAGCGTACTGTTCTTCTTCTGCAACTTCTCCCACACGATTAGGTGTCGGTATGCCTTGTGCATATTCTCATGCAAGATCAAGAAAGCCAACTGCTTATCGTTCAAGCGATCAACGAATGCTCGACCATAGCGTACATCTAAGCCGTTGGTGCAAGCCGTTGGTACTTCGTCGTCAACGCTGACCTTACCGATCATGAACAACCCTGAGAACAGGGCAAAGTTCTTGTGCTTCATCAACTGCACATGGCAACGCTCAATCCGTTGCTCTGCTGATAACTTACTCATCTGCTACCCCCATTAAATAAATCAAACAATTTAATTCCAATCCACATGATTAGAACTATCCCACCTAAGAACAAGCCTAGGGAAATTAAAAACGCACCTACTTCCACCATTAACAAACCTAGTTCAAGCGTATTCATTTTCACCTCAGAATAAGTATTGGTTAGTGCGCATCCAGTCAACGAAAGACTGGCTTGTCAAGAATAGTTTCTTCTTGTCGTCGTCCTTCATACCAGTCAAGCAGAACACAGACTGCAACTCTTTAGGTGTGCGCTTGAGATACTCAAAGAACTTACCGATGGTTTCCCTGTCAATCTTCTGCACCGCAGAGAACGCTAGCAAGCACAAAGCTGCTGGACTTGTCGGCACTACGGCAGTTGCAGGGTTCTTGCAAATCTCTTCCCATGTTGGAAGACTGTCGGCTACGGCAACATATGACATTAAATCACGCGCTGCGGGGGCGCCGATCGTACCTTCTAGTGCGCAAAGGGTTGCGTTCTCTGTTACCAGATGACGCTTGTTCAGAATACTCGATGCTCTAAAAAGGGAACGAGGAGAAACAAAAGACTTCTGCACTTCCTTCGGGTTGAAAATGTACTTATTACCTGCTTGGCTTGGCTCAAGGTATGAGGCTAGAGCATGAGGGTTTTCCTTAACCCATGCAAGAATCTCGGGTGCGACTGCATTACGCAAAGCCCAGTAACCCCATGAGTCCTCGTCGACCGAGCCATCAACATTAAAACCTGCGTGTGGTTTCTTAACATTGATTACGGACAAACGATTACGGGAGTGGCTCATCATGCTATCGCCAACTCCGTCGGTGGTGTAGTTACCAGCAGTAATCACGATCGTATCCTTGTGCAGAGGGATACCCATAATCTGCCGTGGTTCGTTGAGCATAGGGTGTAGCATATTCTTAACTGACTGATGCCCCTTGGTGAACTCGTCGGCAAAGATAACGAGTGGCTCGTTCAGATGGAAACCCCATTGCTCGTTAGGATAAATCTTGGTGGTCTTGGTGGTGTGGTCGGGGATTGGAATACCGAGTTCGCCTAGTTCCACATTAGGCACATCGATATAGATGCCTTTATAGCCAGTTCTCTGAACAATATTCTTGAACATAGAGGTTTTGCCTACCCCTGGCTCACCCATAAGGTGAAAGGTTGCACCAGCACCCTGTGTTACTACAATATCCTCAGCTTCTTTGAGGGTCACGCTACGGTTTAATAATATTTCTGACATACAATTTCCTTTATAGTTAGTTGGGACAAAGTGGCACTATGACACTAAGTCCTTATTTAAAATACCTCTTGTTTTCATCGTGGAACATTTCACCCTCGGCTACATCAATAGCGGTGAATACATCTTTAGCAAACTCATACTTCAATACCTCATTGAAGAACCTCTCAAACTGCTGGGGTGAACACTCGATCTTCTGCGTGCGGTAGCTGTAACCACCAGCATTACACGCTACATAGGTCATGAGTTCGTACATCAAGTTCAGATCCCCAGACTCATTAACTTTATCCAATGCTAGAAAAAGCTTTGCTCGGTTCTCGACATCTGAGGGCTTCCTATTCCAGTTGTAACTTGAGGGAGTTAACTGCACATTGTCAAACGACAAGCCATGCCCAGCTTCAGCTACTTCTAACCGAGTAAGTGATGAGTCCATGCTTAGGGTTGTCTTGCCGTACTCGATAAAAGACCTGTACTTCTTACGCAATGCGTTGAGTGCCTTGCGATTAGCCTTGTACCGTTTCTCCACCACAGTCGTTTCCGCAACATACATATCCCCCTCTTTGACTAAAGTAATCCCCTTGCCAATCAGAAAGTTCTTGCCTTGCTGGTTGACAAAGTACCATTTCCCACGGACCGAATCGATATACCCAAGCTTTGCTAGAGAAAAGGTCATGAATTGCATAGTTGTGGGAGAAGTCCAGCCTTGGTGCTTGATATGAATCTTGCCATCAGGAAACCACTCAATGCAGTCGGTTTGATAGAGCCGATACGAATAAGTATCTATAAACCTACCTAGTGGCTCGTCGTCACTAACAACTGATCGAGTGTTACGCACGATCGTCATGTGGCAATAGTTCCGCCTTTTACCCAATGGTCTAGTTTCTTGCGACCGACCACGAATCGGGACTACCGAGTCATGGTGTTTCTTGACCTCGTCAAAGGTGCTAAGCGCAGGTATTTGTGCGGTGTTGTAAGTAGTTTGTCCCCAACTCATTACTTACTCCCAAATAGTTTGGACTCAAGATAGGCGATAGTAGCCCGCAGTTTGGTTACTTCTTCCATTACCTCGGTGACTTCGCTAGTTACATCACGGGTCTTGCGTACTTCGACTAGCTTGGCTTTGAGGTCTTCGATCTCGTGCGCTTGCTTGCGTGACTCCGCTTGCCATTCAGTCACACGCTTCTCTAGAAAGGCAATATAGTTCCCGTCTTTCTTGGCTAGTGCTTCGTCGGCTTTCTGCAACGACTGTGGGTAAACAAAATCACCGATACCCTTCTTGGTGTCGTACCACAACGGCATTTGACGAGGATCTTCTTCACGCTTTAGCTTTTGCGTCGGCTTGGCTTTCTTACCCTTCTTGCGAACGATAGGCTTTGGGTCGGTGAGAAACCCTTTTTCTTTAGCAATATCATGGGGATAGTATCGAGTGGTGCCTGATACGATATTAGTGTGCCTACCGATTAAGCCACGGGAAACCCAGCGACCTAACTGCAGGGTAATCAGCTTAATATCTTCTCCACAATAGGTTGCGACCGAGTCAGGCGTACGACAGCCGTTAGCTAGCGCACTCATAATGCGCTCTTTAAGTGGCTTGATATGGGCAGGGTAGTTAATAACCCGCTTTGGTTTAGAGACAGAGTGGCTCTGTGACACTTTGTCGCCTTCTTGCTTAGCTTCAATTGCCAAGTGCATCTCTTTGAACTGCTTCAATGCTTCGATTGCTTGATGATTCATGTGCTTCTCCTTTAGTTAGTTAGATACTGCTATTTCAAACGCTACTGCTACTGCATACAAACTGAACAACAGTACTGCCCACATCAAACCCCATGCGAGGTATTCTTTAGTTCTGTCCCAGTCGGTTTCGCACCGCCACATGGGTGTGGCATAGTCCGCATCTCGGAACGCTTCACTACTACTGCGATAGGTTTTACCCTCGCCATAATTCCATTTACTCATCTTGCATCCCCCTTAGTTGGTCTTGCATGGTTATTAACATCTCTTTTGTTTGCCAAATCAATAACTTAGCATGGTCTTTAGTCACACCATTGCTCATGGCAAAGTCTAGGTTGCCAATCATTGCTTGCACATAGGTTGCTAGTTCTGCAGGTGTTTTTACTAACATCTTTACTCCCCCGTTAACTTGTAAGCAAACCCTGCGATGAAGCCGTCGATATAGCCCCGCTTTAGAAAGTTAGAACCTAGCCTCTCGACTTCGACACCTGAGTTCGGGTCGTACTCCATCATGTAGTTGTAACTTTTTACCGAGGCTATGGTGTAGAGGGTTATTTCGTCAGCCATCTCGTCTTTATTCATATCGCCCTCACCTCTATCTCAACACCAGCTTCGGTTTCATAAATACCCTCGACCTCGTAGGTGTCGTAAGTGCCGACCACCAATACTTCTTTCTCGGGGTCTAGGGATTTCAATGCTTCAATTAGGTCTTTGACTTTGGTTTTCATGTTGTCCTCTTGGGGTTGGTGAACCGTAGTTCGTCAGGGTTGTGAATATATTGGTACGCACCCTTGGAGTAGGGAATCTGAACCATGCTGGCTTTGCGTTTGGATTTAGCGGTGGCTATCTCGTCGCCACACTTCATGCAGGTGAGTGGCTTTGATTCGCTGATTAGAAACTGCGCCCGCCTGCCGTTTACATACACTTGGCAATCCTTGGCGGTGTTGGCTATGCAGAAGTAGCGGTGTGATTCATGGCTCACTTGGCGATCTAGTTTGGTCATATCGTATCCTCTAGTACTGGTTAATTGGGACAAAGTGTCAAAGTGCCACCTTGTCGGTTGTGTGTTGTGCAGGCAAATTCCCACTCTATTAGTATAACACACCTAGTGGTAAATGTCAAGTACATGTCCTGTACTTATAGTAGTTGGTGTGTCGCTTTGGTGTTGTTGCGTCGCTTGCGTTTTTCGGGAATTCCCTCTGTTGCGTCGCTTGTGTCCCACCAGTTCTGAGGCACGCATTGGATATAAAAAGACAAAGTGTCAAGGTGACACTAAGTCCTAGGACGAAAAAAAGCCCACCGAAGTGGGCTCAAAGGGTTAAGGGTTACTTAGTGCGCTCGGATATAGTCAAGCAAGTTGCGCAAATACTCAAGATCATCAATAGAGTCAATCTCCGCTTTTAGGGCTTTTCGGGCTTCCACCATCTCCGCTTTAACATCATTGCCCCTAGCCTTGTCACGCAACTCAAGTTCTTTGCCAATCTTCTTGGCTTCGTCAATTCGCTTGAGAGTGGGTTGTGCCAAGAGGTTCGCCATCTCCGCTTTGAGTTCCTGATCGTCTTTGCTCTCGAAAACGGCACGAGCCTTTGCCCTCTGCTCGGCTTTGCGCTTTGCTTCGGGGTCATCTGACTCGGGAATGGTCATTGCGGACTCACGGCAAACACGCTTCCACTTGGATTTGATAGCGTCCTCGGTTTTGCCCTGCGCTTCAAGGGTTTCTACAAATACAAGGCGACCCATTGAATAGCGAGCCCATGATGGTTTGCTACCGAGTTCCCGAGCAATGGTTGCAATGGCTTCGGCAACTTCGGCTTCACCTGAGTCCATTGCGAGGGTTGCGGATACTAAGCGAGCCTTTTCTTGCTCGTCAAACTGAGCAAGCATTTCTGCAGTTTTAATAACAACTTTTGACATAACAATCTCCTAATGGTGTGAGGGTTTAGGGTTTGGGACTTAGTGTCACACCGCCACTTTGTCCCCTAATGCAGTGAGCAAGATTTCCCACTCACAAATATAGTTTACCACAGTCGGTGGGATTTGTCAAGTGTTTGTCCCATTTGTTCTTCTAATGTTCTGTATTGTTCCATGTGGTCGGAACATTATCTAGCCCTTATTCTATAAGGCTTAGCGGGTTATATTTATATAATGTTCTATTGTTCTATATAAGTATAAAACCCTTTTTGAAGTTTAAATCATCACTATGCAAAGGGGGTCTTGCTATCCACAAAAAATATTTTTAGGCAAAGTAAAAGTTGGAACATTAGAACAATTAGAACATTGCTTTAAAATCAAACACTTAGCATAGAACATTACGGAACATTGCAAGAACAATATAAGGGTTTGTCCCTATGCGATTTCACTTGACAGACCGAGTGGGCAGGATTATGCTCTGAGTCAGAGCATAACAAAAACAAAAGGGACTTAGTGTCACGATGCCACTTTGTCCGCCATGCTGGTGCGTCGCTTACAACCAGTTCCCTCAAAAAAATTTGGGACAAAAAAATCCCCAGCTTTTGGCTGGGGACTGGAAGATAAAGCCGACTGGTTAGATTGTTGATTCAGTAATGTTGGCGGCAAGTAACTCTAAACATTGCTCTAGAATATCTTGATCCATACATTGCTTAGCCAGCTTAGCTACTTCCGACTGCTTAGCTTTGATAGCACCCATTACATCCTTTAGCTTTTCAGCCCGCTGATCCTCCACAATACTAGCCAGCTTGCCAGCTTTCACTAGGTTAGCTTTTGTTGGGCTGGCAGTCAGCATGGCTATTTCAGCTTGCAATTCAGCGGCAGGTTTAGCCATCAATTCAGCTTTTGCCTTTTCAGCTTTTGCCCGTTGTTCAGCTTTCTTAACCGAATCAGCCGAACCACTGGCTGGCTTAGTCAAGCCGAACTTCTCATTCAGTCGGGCATAGAATCGCTTAGTCATAGACTTAACGGTATCTGAATCCAGTACTACGCCTTTCTTTACGGCATAGGCTTGCTTTACTACTTCGATACCAGCAGTCCATATATCGTACGATGCCGAGCCGGTACTGTCAGGATCAACAGCCCTAGCAAAATCCACAATAGCCGCATCGGCATCTACTTCAGCCATTGCGAATTGTGTACCGATGTCACCGAATACTGCTACTTGATTCTCTGATAATTGGAATTTATTTTCCATTTTGCAATCTCCATTTAAGGTTAATTACCAGCCAGCGGAATTGCTAACTGATGTAATCATTATACACGATTACTGATACTTGTACTGGATTTATTTTACCAGCCCGCTAAGCCATATAGAATAAGGGCGGGGCGGAGTGGCAAAATGACACTATGGCTGACCCACCACTACCCGACCCACCAGCCACAGATTAGGAGTCCCTAGCACTACATATACACAATGATCTGCACAAAACATCACTCGAAAAATATTTTTGCACCCCACCCCCCTACGTTTTTTCCAGACCCTTAATCACATCCTGTTCTAGAGAATAGGCCCCCTATGTTTTTATTTCGCACACCCCCCGGGGGGTATATATTTTTTGTAAAATATCTGTAATATCAAAGGAGTACGCTAGGTCGATGAGCTCTAATCTAATTATTGTTGTGGGCGTTATATATGCTTACATAGCTATTGAGCAGGGGCTTAAAGGTAACTTGCCTTTGTGTATTTGCTACATTTGTTATGCGGGTGCCAACGTTGGTCTATATATGATGGCTACCAAATGAGTTTCACAATCATGCGGCATGACGGCATGAAAACTATTCAATGGTTCTTTAGTGTGGACGAGCTTATTAAATCAATGCTTAATAACCCAAACGACAGGTACTACAGAAATGACAACAATAGTCGGTGACTGGGGTACTAAAGTTCTCGTGGCGGATAGCCAGTTCACTGATACTGTTTCGGGTATTAAGTACTTTGAAGACAAGATTTTCCCTGTAGAGGGTGGGTGGCTGGGTGTTGCAGGTAACTACTGCGATGCTGAAAAGGTGGTGGACTACGTAAACAAGAAAACCAAAGTCAAGCCAAAGCTAAAGACGGATAGCTCTTTTCTCAAGCTAACTAAAGAGGGACTGTTCTCCTGCGGGGATGATCTAGAGTGGGAGCGGGTGCGAACCTTTATGGCTATTGGGTCTGGGTCTATGGCAGCTGAAGTGTGTATGCGTATGGGGTTAACAGCAGAAGAGGCGGTTAAGTGGGCGTGTAACGTGGACGCTAGTAGCAGCGAGCCAATAAAAACGTACCAGCTGACCGATGCCGTATAAAGACCCTAAAACTAGAAAAACTAAAGGTGCCGGGTACTCTAAGAAGTACTACGAGGCAAACAAAGCAAAAGCGCTGCTAGCCAACGCCGCAACCAGAAAGAAAAAAAGAACAGAGTTTCAAGAATGGAAAGCAACGCTAAGTTGTAGCCAGTGCGGGTTTAGTCATGTAGCGGCTCTGGACTTTCACCATACAGATGCCAGTGCCAAAGAGGGGATAGTCAGCGAGTTAGTCCGCATGGGGCGGTTTAAGAAAGCTAAAGCGGAAGCAGAAAAGTGTATCGTATTATGTGCAAATTGCCACCGGATACATCACTTCGAAGAGAAGAAAAAGAGTTAAAATTACTAGGTTCTTATCCACGTGAGGACACGGGGGGCAGTGGTATTTTTCGCTTCGCATGCTTAGGGCTATTGTCCCCCACCCAAAAAGTAATATATACTTCATTCATACAAACCTCCACTAAGGCTGTATGCAAATACCGATCGAGCCAAACCTCGACACACCTATTCCAGCTGAGGCCTACCCTCAACGCGGGAGTACCTACGAAGAGCGATTAAAGATTGCTGGGAATACTGCGCTCATGCTAAGTGAGCTTGGTATGGATGATGACATTTCCGAAGAAGAAAAAGAACTTTCGGCTCAGATGATTGCTAGGCTTAAACCAGGCGAGTTAAAGCCATCAAAACCAAGTAAAGAAGAGACCAGTGCACTGCAAAGATCAGGCGTTGCCCTAAAGCTAGGTGACTATTTAAGCGAGTACGAGAAGCAAATAGTTGCGGATAAGGTGCAGGTACGCACTATAGTAGTGAATAGATTGATGGAAATTAGCCAGGACGACGACAACAGGACCGCCCTTAAGGCGCTCGAACTCCTTGGGAAAGCGTCAGACCTATTTACTGAGCGCTCTGAGATTACTATTACCCACAAAACTAGCGACGAGCTTAAGCAGGCAATCAAGCAACGCATTCAGCTGCTGATGCAAAATCCGATGAAAACGATTCCTACTGAGAATGAGCGCAGACTTGCGTCTTTGTCAAATCCAAACAATGTAGAAGACGTAGAAATCATCGAAAAAGATGAGTAAATTAGATAAGCTAAGCAAAGAGGAGCTTCAATATCTCCTTGATAACCTTGACAATTTAAAGCCAGCAGAGCTGCGCGCCCTAGATGTAGAGACTGCGGAGACCGAAGAAGTTGTCAATCGGGAAAAATGCCAGCTTAACTTCATGGATTTTGTACACACGGTGTGGCCCCACTTTATTGACGGGGAACATCATCAGGAAATGGCAAGAGCTTTTGAAAGGGTAGCAAATGGAGAATGTAAACGTCTTATTATTAATATGCCTCCTCGTCATACTAAGTCTGAATTTGCATCATATCTATTACCAGCGTGGTTTTTGGGTAAATTCCCTAAGAAAAAGATCATTGAGACTGCTCATACTGCGGAGCTTGCGGTTGGCTTCGGACGTAAAGTCCGTAATTTGGTGGATTCCGACGTTTATAAGTCTATCTTCCCAGGAGTTGGACTACAGGCTGACTCTAAAGCTGCTGGGCGGTGGGCAACAAACCAGGGGGGAGACTATTTTGCTATCGGTGTGGGAGGTGCGGTCACGGGTAAAGGCGCGGATATCCTCATTATTGATGACCCTCACTCGGAACAAGAAGCAACCATAGCCGAAAACAACCCCGAGGTGTACGATAAAACGTACGAATGGTATACATCAGGCCCGCGGCAACGTCTACAACCAGGCGGTGCGATCATAATAGTGATGACGCGGTGGTCTAAACGGGATTTGACAGGTCAAGTAGTCAAGTCAGCGATACAAAGGTCGGGAGAAGAGTGGGAAGTCATTGAATTTCCTGCAATTTTGCCTGATGGTGGCCCGCTTTGGCCTGAATTCTGGTCACTTAAGGAGCTAGAAGCGCTCCGGCAGGAATTACCTAACGGTAAATGGATGGCTCAGTACATGCAGAGCCCGACTTCAGACGTTTCGGCTATTGTGAAGCGAGAATGGTGGAAGATTTGGGAGCATGAAGACCCTCCGATGTGCGAATTTACGATCCAGAGCTGGGATACGGCGTTTTTAAAGACACAGCGGTCTGACTATTCAGCGTGTACGACGTGGGGCGTGTTCTATCAAGAGAATAACGTGGGCGTTACGGTGCCAAACATCATATTGCTCAATTCGTTCAAGCTGCGTATGGAGTTTCCTGAGTTAAAACAGCGGGCGTTCCAAGAATATAAAGAGTGGGAGCCTGATGCACTGATCGTCGAGGCCAAAGCTTCGGGTGCTCCGCTAGTGTTTGAGCTAAGAGCAATGGGTATACCTGTGCAGGAGTATGTACCCAGTAAAGGCAACGATAAAATTGCCCGTTTGAACGCAGTTGCTGATATATTTGCATCTGGGAGAGTATGGGTCCCGAATACGCATTGGGCGGATGAGTTAGTAGAAGAAGTAGCTAGCTTTCCCAGTGGCGAGAAGGACGACTTGGTCGACTCGATGACCCAAGCATTGTTACGTTTCAGAAGGGGCGGCTTCATTAGCTTAGATAGTGATGAGCCGGATGAACCGAAGTATTTTAAATCGTACCGGAATGCCGGTTACTACAACGTGTAGGTAAATTATGTCTATTGAAAAAGGTTTGTACGCAGCTCCACTTGGAATTGCTGATATTAATAACGACGAAGCCCCAGAAATGGAGATCACAATTGAGGATCCCGAATCTGTTGAGCTGGACATGGACGGCAACCCCATCCTGCGGATTGAGAAAGAAGAGCCGAGCGACAAGGACTTCGATGCAAACTTAGCCGAGTACATGTCTGAAGCGGAATTAACTCAGTTATCTGGCGACTTAATAGGTGAGTTTGACGAGGACATTTCCTCACGCAAAGATTGGATACAGACCTATGTTGATGGCTTGCAGCTGCTAGGTATGAAGATTGAAGAGCGCATGGAGCCTTGGGCTGGTGCTTGTGGTGTGTACCACCCACTATTAAGTGAGACCTTGGTTAAGTTCCAGGCCGAGACCATTATGGCTATATTCCCAGCCGCAGGTCCCGTTAAAACACAGATCATCGGTAAAGAGACACCAGAGAAAAAAGCGGCGGCCGAGCGGGTTCAGGATGACATGAACTATCAGCTGACTGACGTGATGCAGGAATACAGACCAGAGACAGAGAGAATGCTCTGGGGCTTGGGCCTCTCAGGTAATGCGTTTAAGAAAGTATATTTTGACCCCAGCTTAGATCGCCAAGTAAGTATGTTTGTACCGGCTGAAGACTTAGTTGTGCCATACGGTGCAGCGTCACTAGCACAAGCACCTCGCATTACCCACGTGATGCGCAAGACTAAGAACGAGCTACGCAAGTTACAAGTGGCTGGCTTCTACAGAGACATTGAGCTTGCTGATCCATCAGATACGTTTGATGAAGTAGAGAAGAAGATCGCTGAGAAGATGGGTTTTAGGGCATCAACTGATGACCGTTACAAACTCTTGGAAATGCAAGTTGATCTTGACCTAGAAGCCTATCCAGACGTAGACAAAGATGACAAGCCAACAGGGATTGCGCTGCCATACATCGTGACTATTGAGAAGTCCTCCGGCGAGATCTTAGCTATTCGTCGTAACTATAGGCCTGAAGATGAGAATAAACAAAAGCGTAATCACTTTGTTCACTACGGCTACATTCCTGGCTTTGGTTTCTACTGTTTCGGTCTCATTCATCTTATCGGTGCATTTGCTAAGTCGGGAACTTCCATACTTAGACAGCTCGTGGATGCAGGATCACTTAGCAATCTGCCCGGTGGATTCAAAACTCGTGGACTACGTACTAAAGGCGACGATACCCCAATTAGTCCTGGTGAATTCCGAGATGTAGACGTGCCAAGTGGCACTATGCGTGACAACATCATGCCGTTGCCATATAAAGAACCAAGCATGGTATTGGCTGGTCTATTAGATAAGATCATCGAAGAAGGGCGCCGTTTTGCATCCGCTGCTGACTTAAACGTTAGCGACATGTCAGGCCAAGCACCAGTAGGTACAACGCTAGCTATTCTTGAGCGTACGCTCAAAGTGATGAGTGCGGTACAAGCACGTATCCACTACTCCCTCAAGGAAGAACTTAAGTTACTGCGCGACATTATTCGTGATTACACACCAGACGAGTATGATTACGAGCCGCAGGAAGGACCCGCACGTGCGAAGAAAAGCGACTACGACGACTGTGATGTCATTCCGGTCAGCGACCCTAATGCGTCGACAATGGCGCAAAAGATCGTACAGTATCAGGCAGTACTGCAACTGGCTCAGGGAGCGCCCCAACTCTACAATCTCCCTCTTCTCCACCGCCAGATGCTCGATGTTCTGGGGATTAAGAATGCAAACAAATTGGTCAAGCTACCGGAAGATCAGGTACCCGAAGACCCGGTTAGCGAGAATGCGAACATTTTAATGATGAAGCCGGTCAAGGCGTTCTTATATCAGGACCACCCAGCGCACATCCAAGTTCACATGGCAGCAATGAAAGATCCAAAAATTATGCAGTTGGTTGGCCAGAACCCGCAAGCTCAGGCTATGCAGGCGGCAATGATGGCGCACATTAACGAGCATATCGCCTACGAGTATCGTAAGCAGATGGAAATGCAGATGGGTCTTGAGTTGCCGTTCCACCCAGATGAGACAGACCAAGAAGAGCGTCAGATGCCAGAGATGCTTGAAGTTGCTATTTCACAACGGGCGGCAATGGCTGCACAACAATTATTACAACGCAACACCCAAGAGCAACAAGCCCAACAAGCTCAACAAGCCGCGCAAGACCCGATCATTCAGATGCAGCAACAAGAACTGCAGATCAAGCAGGCAGAAGTTGATATTAAGAACCGTAAACTTATGGCTGACGCTGCAGCTAAGGCTGACCAACTAGCTATCGAACGCGAGCGGATTAAGTCGCAAGAAATGATTGCGGGCATGAACGCCCAAATCAAAGTAGCCCAAGAAGATAAGGGGCGCGCAGCTAAGGAGCAAGAGATTGGAGCCAAGTTAGGTATTGATCTAGCTAAATCCAAGGCGCAAATGATGCAACAAAACCGCCAAAAAACCCCCAAAAAAGGTGAAACCAAATGATGGACAAAACCCTAGAGCTATTAGACCAAAAACTAAAGGTTCAACTTAAGGGGCTTGAAGAAAGCTTGGGTACCGGTACAGCCAAAGACTATGCCGATTACCAGTTTATGTGTGGGAAGATTCGAGGTCTTCTTACTGCGCAGATGGAACTAAATGACCTCGCAAAAAACCTGGAGCATTCAGATGAGTGAAATACTAATTGGATCAAACCCAAATAGTCCGCAAGTAGTAGGCAGTTATCAGTACACAGCATCAGACGAAGACAAAGCTAAACAACTCCCAACCCCATCAGGCTATCGCATCCTCTGCGCTATCCCTGAAGTCGAAGAAGAGTATGAAAGCGGGATCTTAAAAGCAGACGCAACCATTAACTATGAAGAGAAACTAGCTACTGTTCTATTTGTAGTCAACCTTGGCCCAGACTGCTACAACGACAAAACCCGTTTTCCGAACGGACCTTGGTGCAAGCAAGGTGATTTCGTAATTGTCAGACCAAATGCTGGCACACGACTATTGATTCATGGCCGTGAATTCCGAATGATTAACGATGACTCAGTGGAAGCCGTAGTTCAGGACCCACGGGGCATTAAACGCGCTTAAGGAGCATTAAATGGACAAAGAACAATATAAGTTTCCTGATGAACAAGAAGTTGAAATTAAGGGTAAACCCTTAGATGACGACACTGTTAGCTTTGAAATCGAGGACGATACACCCCCAGAAGACCGCAATAAAGAGCCAATGCCTGCAGAAAAGGTACGTGCACTTGAGTCTGCTACTGACGAAGAAGAAGCAGAATTGACCCCTAGGGATCAAAAAGAACGACTTCAACAGTACAAAAAGGTCTGGAACGACGAGCGTAGGGCTAAAGAAGCTGCCTTGCGTGAACAAACCGAGGCTATTGAGCTAGCTCGTAGAGTGCTTGATGAGAATAAAAGGCTAAAAGCACAATACTCCGCTGGTGAGAAAACCTACATTGAAACCGTACAAAGCCAAACAGAAACACAAGTAGCAATGGCTAAACGTGAATATAGAGAAGCGCTTGAGTCTGGTGATGCCGACCGTATTGTAGAAGCGCAATCCAGTCTTAACGAAGCTAGTTATAGAGCACAGCAGGCAAAACAATTTAGGCCTACCGCTTTACAAGAAGACCAAAATGAAGTACAAATACAACAAGTAGAGCAACAACGTCCCAGAATTGACGCCAAAACGCAAGACTGGTTGGATGAGAATCCTTGGTATGGCACCAAAAAAGCCATGTCAAATTTCGCTGTTGGCATACATGAAGAATTAGTGGATGAGTACGGCAAGGATATTGTTGGTACTGACCAGTATTACAAACGCATCGATCAAACCATGCGTAGAAAGTTTCCTGAATACTTCGAGTTGGATGGGGACAGCAACACGGCAGAACCTAAAGAGAATCAACCATCTCAACGGACTAAGCCTAGCACGGTAGTAGCTCCGGCAACACGCAGCACGTCCTCCAAACAGGTACGGCTGAAAGCGTCGCAGATGGCCTTGATTAAGAAACTGGGCCTGAGCCCTGAGCAGTATTCCCGTGAAGTATTAAAATTGGAGGTTTAAAAAATGACTACAAACAGAATCACTCGTGAATTAGAAACCCGCGCAACTTATGAGCGTCCTACCGCTTGGGCTCAACCAGAGCTCCTGCCAGAACCTGATAAGCAAGCAGGCTTTGACTATCGTTGGATCCGTGTAGCCACTCTTAATCAGGCTGATCCTCGCAATCTATCCGCAAAAATGCGTGAGGGTTGGGAGCCAGTGCGTATTGAAGAGCAACCCCAGTTTCAGTTGTTAGTAGATCCAAGTAGTCGATACAAAGACAACATTGAGATCGGTGGGTTGTTGCTTTGCAAGACACCTTCTGAGTTTGTTCAACAGCGCAATAATCACTATACTGCGCAAACAGAAGCTCAAATGGTAGCTGTAGACAACACCCTTATGCGCCAAAGTGACCCACGTATGCCTATCTTTAACGAGAAAAAGTCTACAACGTCCTTTGGTAAAGGTTAATTTTAATTTAGGAGTATACAAATGGCTTATCCAACCGTTGACGCTCCCTATGGCTTACAGGCTTTAAACCGTGTAGATGGCTTACCATATGCTGGCGCAGTTCGCTTAATCCCGATTGCTTCCACATATAACACGCCTATTTATGATGGTGATATTGTCCGTGTAGCTGCAGGTGGCACTATTCAAAAATCTACTGTAACTGTTGACGCTACTACAGCAGCTGCAAATAACACCGTTGGTGTGTTTGTTGGTGTTCAGTATGTAAACAGCCAAGGTCAAACTGTTCAGGCTCAATATTACCCAGGTAATACCGCTGCTACTAGCGCTGTTGCTTATGTAATTGATGATCCTTTGGCAGCCTTCCGTGTAGCAGTAACTTTGGCAAACAGCGCAATGTCGACTGTTAACCAGAGCATTGTTGGCACAAATATGGCAATCGTTCAGGGCGCAGGCTCTAACACTACTGGTAACTCTGGTCTTTCTGTTGTTGCTACAACCGCAGAAGGTAACGCAGCAGCCCTTCCAGTACGTGTTATTGCAGTTATCCCTGATACCGCAGCTAATGCAACGGCCTTTACTGAAGTATTAGTAAAGTTCAAC